GTTATGGTACAGAACACGAAATGTTACAAAGAACTTTAAATGAAATTAAAAACTTAAATGAAGTAAATGATTTTTTTAACTATAACAAAGGAGAGAACCAATGAAGATAATAGAAAAGTCAAAAAAACAAATAAAAAAAGAAAATAAGCGTAAATTTGATGCTTATAAAAATTACAAAAATGCACAAAAAAAATATGGTAAATATTTTCATATTATTTTTGAAAATAGCAAAGAACAGGGAGAATATTAATGGCTGAAATGAGAGATGAACATTTTGAGGTTGTATCTAGCAATCGTGCTAGAGAATATGAGAAACAAAAAAAGACCACAAATATAATTAAAACTTTATTAAAAAGATACACAAAACAAAAGTTAATCGAGTTAATCGAGAAAGAGAGTAAGAATGGAAAGTAGAAAGTCAGGATATTTTCTAGTTTATAGAGATGTATGGAAACACCCTGTATTTAAAAATTTAGTAGAGTCAGCTATCTGGCTATATATGATTAGTTCTGCAAGTCATAGAGATAAGACAGCTAGATATTTAGATAATGAAATATTTATAAAACGAGGCGAGTTAATATTTCCTTTGAGAAAAAATGCTAAGATTTGGAATTTACCTTATTCTGCTATGCGAAGTTTCATTTTAAGGTTGAAAAGACGAGGCATGATAAACCATCGACTCACCACATTGAAACCAACGAATGATTTTAAGTATAGCAAAATAACTATAGTTTCTGTGGTTAATTACGACAAGTTCCAATATGTTGACCCTGTGGATAACCAACGACTCACCAACGATCACGCGTATCTAATAAACTATACTAATACACTAGAATCTAATATATCACAAAAGAAGTCTAGCAAGGAAGATTATAAGAAAATTGGGGATTGGGGAGAATATAACATCATCTTGAAAGACTCTAAAAAGTTTCTAAAACATAAATGGAAAGATGAGCCTCTGAAAGAATACCAATGAGTGCAATTCTAAGAATATTTAAGTATGTCAGAAAAAGATTGATTAATCTGTCTATTGAAAATAAAAGGTTAAAGATGCAACTTGAATTTTATAAAGCCATAGTAGAAAGCGAAAATAATAATAAGCACTAAATGGTCAGAAAAAAGTCAAAATTTAGACACATTTCAATATCGAACAAGAAATACTACTTTTACAGTATTAAATTTTCAGACCCTACAGGAGATTCTGGTTGGCACACAGTAGATGATATTAAAAAATTTGAGCCTAGTGTTATGGTAACTCAAGCCTATGTATTTTCTAAAGATAAAAACTTTTTAAAAACTTTTGCTTCACATGATGATAAAGAGGCAGTATTTGGAGATGTAAATGTCTTTCCTATTGGTTGCATAAAAGAAATGAAAAAATTGGAGATATAATGAAAATAGAAAATGCAGATATAAATACAATAAAACCTTATGAGAACAATCCTAGAAAATTAAAAGACTCAGCTATAGAAAAGGTTGCTATGTCTTTAAAAGAATATGGCTTTAGACAGCCTATAGTAGTTGATAAAGATAGAATTATTGTTGTAGGCCACACTAGGTATAGAGCATCTAAAAAATTAGGTTTTAAAGAAGTACCGATAACTATTGCTGACAATCTTACACCAGAACAGATAAACGCATATAGAATAGCTGATAATAGAACTGCTGAAGAATCCGAGTGGGATAGTGAATTACTTAAAATGGAAATAAAAGATTTAGAGGCTAAAGATTTTAAATTAGACTTATTAGGTTTTAATGAAGATCAACTAAACGATATGTTATTTGAGGAGAAACAAGGTTTAACTGATGAAGATGAAGTACCTGAAGCACCTGAAGAACCTATAACTAAATTAGGAGATATTTGGAAACTTGGTAATCATAGACTTATGTGTGGGGATAGTATTAATGAAGATACATATAAAAAAATATTAGATGATAAAATATGCAATATTACATTTACCTCTCCACCTTATAATGCTGGGTCATTAAATATTGATGGAAATAGCAGAACAGAAAAAAAATATAATAATTTTGAAGATAATATGAGTTTAGACGAATATGATAAATTTATTAATATTAATTTAACTTATTTATTAAAATATTCAGAAGAAGTTTTTTATAATATAGGTTTAGTGCAAAACAACAAAAAATCTATATTTGATTTAATACATAATTTTAAAAATAAATTTAAAGATATAATCTATTGGAAAAAATCCTCTGTTGCTCCACATATTCAAAAAGGAATAATTAATAACTTGGTAGAATTTATATTAACATTTGGAGATGGTAAAAGAAGATTTAAAAATTATCAATTTACACAAGGTTCTTATTATAATGTTATTGAGGGAAAAAATGCAACTGGTAATCAATATAGTAAAATACATAAAGCAACTTTTCCTGTTTATTTACCTGAAAATATTATAAAAAATTTTACATCAATAAATTCTTTAATTTTAGATTGTTTTGGTGGCACAGGAACGACATTAATTGCCTGTGAAAAATTAAATAGGATATGTTATATTATTGAATTAGACCCTAAATACTGTGATGTAATTATTAAAAGATGGGAGAACTTTACAGGGAAAAAGGCAGAGTTAGAAAATGGACAAAATTAAGGCAAATAAGACAGAAAAAAGACAGGGTGCTGGAAGACCCAAGATAGTGGTCGATATAGAAATACTAAAGAATTTAGCCTCTATTGGCTGTCCTGATTATGAAATAGCAAGTGTTTTAAATATATCAGCTAAAACATTAAAAAGAAATTATGCAGATATTGTAGAGCAGTTTAAAGAAAAGGGTAAAGCTAGTTTAAGAAAGAAAATGTGGGATAAGGCAGTTAAAAAAGATAACACCCATATGCAGATTTGGTTAAGTAAAAACTATCTAGGAATGAAAGATAGAACCCAAACCGAAAACATTAACGAGCCTTTACCATTGGTTATAGACGCTAAAGCAGAAGATGTAGATGGCTAAAAAAAAAGGTAATCTATTTGGTGCAACTGTAGAATACACTAAAACTGTAAAAGGAACTTCTATTGGTAGAAAGCCAATAACAAGTACAATGAATAAAAACAAACGAAGACAACGAGGGAAAGGAAAAGATCGTGGACAAGGAAAGTAATATAATTGGAGAAAATACATTTTTAAAATTAAGACAACAAAGAGATCGAGCTAGAGCAGAATGTGATCAAGCTAAGATACAAAGAGATATAGCACTTAGAAAATTAAACAAAGCATTAGAAATTGTAAAGGCACTAAATACTTTAATCAAATCATGAGTGAAAAAAGATCAAACTTTTATCCTACAGGAGAGATAATAGATTACTCTCTACCTCAATCATTTACCAAAGCACTCAAAGGTAATAGCTGTGGAGATTGTGGTTTGTACTCTAACAAGTGGTCATTCTGTGGTCGCTGGGGTGCTAAAGGTGTAAAAGATACTTATGTTTGTGGAGAATGGAGAAAAAGACACTTCAAGAGATAAAACTTCAAATTTAGATTGTTGTATGATATTTATGCCTTATGGCTAAATACAAAAACAAAACTGTTAAACTTAACAAACCCATGCGTGGAGATGTTAAGAAGTTTAAAGTATTTGTAAAAGATAGATCATCTGGCAGAGTTAAAAAAGTAAATTTTGGCTCTAAGGAAATGTCTATTAAGAAACATATTCCAGCAAGAAAAAGATCATTCATGGCTCGTATGGGTGGAGTTCTTAAAAAGGTAAGAGGCCAGAAGACTCTATCTCCAGCATATTGGAGTATCAGAGCATGGCAGAAAGGTTTTAAAATATGAGAGATACAAAAGTTTTAGAGTCGTTTAAAAAACACGCAGAGAAGAAGCTAAAGGAAATGAATATATTTAAGAACTTAAAACAAGAAGTAGAACATGGTGCTAATGGCACTCTGCAATATGTAATTAAAAAAGGAATTAACAAAGGCAAGGTTGCTAAATAACATGGGTAGGACAATGAATTATTACTTTACAGGAATGTTGATTTTAGGTTTTGTATTTCTTGCCTTTTGTGTGAGGCCAATGTGAAAAAAGATAATGATACAATCAGAGTAAGTTCAGAGTCTAAATTACAACTCCCTCTCGCTAATTTAGTTGGGATAATTGTAATTGTTTCAAGTGCTGTATTTGGTTATGCAAATTTAACAGGAAGAATAAGTGCATTAGAAACAGCAGATACTTTGTTCCAAGCTGATTTGTTAAAGAAAGCTGAACAAGAACCCAAAAATTTAGAAATGTATATGTTGATAGAACATCTTGCTGGACAAATAGAATCTATTGAAAAAGAAATAGAAGCATCAAGATATAACAAGGTAAATATAGATCATTTAAAAGAACAAGTAGATAATATTAATAAAGTTATAGATAAATTAAGAAATGGAAACCACTAATGATTGAAACAGTTGTAGCTTTACTTATGATTATTAATGGAGAGATTAAGGAAGCAAGAATACAAAATTCATTATCAGAATGTTTAAAAGGGTCGCGTATTGCTAAAAGACAACTAAAACCAGATAGCAAAATAAATTACCAATGTGTAAAAACTATGGCTGAGTTAGAGTTAAATATAGATGGATCAAAATCAATTAAAAAACTTATACTAGAATGACTAAATTTATTTTAGCTTTCTCAATCTGTTCTGCAATTAGTGGATACTGTGATAATACAATGACAATAGATAAAAAATTTAACAATTGGTCAGAATGTGTTATAGGTGGTAGTCAATTAACTATTGCTTATGCAGAAAAAATGGAAGAAAAAGTAAATAAGGATAAATTGTATATTACTTATTTCTGTAATGAAGATCACTCTCACAAAACCCCAGCTTAAAGTATCATCAAGTAAATCAAGGTTCAGAGTTTTAATATCAGGTCGTAGATTTGGTAAAACTTACTTAGCTGTAACTGAAATGATGAAATATGCGTGTCAGCCAAATAGAAGAATCTGGTATGTAGCACCAACATTTAAAATGGCCAAAGAGATTGTATGGGGAACTCTTAAAGAAATGCTTAATCAGTTTAATTGGATTGAGGATATAAACGAAACAACAATGACAATAACTATTAGAAAAACAAATAGTCAAATATCATTAAAGGGTGCTGATAATTATGATAGTCTTAGAGGAACAGGATTAGACTTTTTAATTTTAGATGAGTTTGCAGATATTGATAAACGAACTTGGTACGAGGTCTTGAGAGCAAGTATATCTGATAGATTAGGTCATGTACTATTTTGTGGAACGCCAAAGGGATATGGTAACTGGTCTTATGAATTATATCTAAAAGGTAAGCAAGATAATGATTGGGAGTCTTTTCAATATACAACTATTCAAGGTGGTATGGTTACACCAGAGGAAATAGAACAAGCTAAACAGGATATAGATATTAGAACCTTTAGACAAGAGTTTGAGGGTACATTTGAAAACTATGCTGGTAGTGTTTATTATAACTTCCACCCTGTAGATAATGTTGTTAAACGTCAAATAGATTGGGAAAAACCTTTACATATTGGAATGGACTTTAACGTTGACCCAATGTCAGCCTGTGTTGGGCAGATAGAAAAAGATAAAGTTTATTTTGTAGATGAAGTTATCATTTATGGAAGTAATACTGATGAAATGGTGCAAGAACTAAGAGATCGTTATGGAACTAAAATTCAAATATTTATATATCCTGACCCAGCATCTAAACAACGTAAGACTTCTGCTGGTGGTAGAACTGATTTATCTATTTTACAAAACGCTGGATTTAAAGTTAAGGTAAAACATAAACACCCAGCTATACGAGATAGAGTCAATGCTGTGAACAGTAGGCTCAAAGATTCTAATGGCGAAAGACATATTTTTGTTTCACATTCTTGCAAAACATTGATAAAAGGGTTACAAAGACAAATATACAAGGAGAATACAAATATTCCTGACAAGGAAGATGGATTCGATCATATGAATGACGCACTTGGTTATATGATTGATTATTTAAAACCATTAACTACTCAGGCAAGATTTAATGCTCCTACAAGATGGACAATGAAGTAATTTATGGCATACACTAGAGATCAAGCAATAGACACCCACAAAGACTACTCAGAAACAATTAATAATTGGGAGTATTACATCAGATCATATAATGGTGGATTTGACTATATGGTTGGCCAATACCTAAATAGATATAATTTAGAATTAGACAACGAGTTTAATCAAAGACTTGCTAACACTCCATGCGATAACCATTGTAAAAATATTATTCAAATTTATTCTTCATTCTTATTTAGAGTTAGACCAAGCAGAGATTTTGGTTCTATGCAAGATGAACCTAGTTTAGAATCATTTTTAAAAGATGCTGACCTTGAGGGTAACAATTTAAACTCTGTAATTAAACAAGCACAAAACTATGCTTCTATTTATGGTCATTGTTTTATGATGTTAGATAAACCTAATGTAACTACAAACACTAGAGCCGAAGAATTAGATCAAGATATTAGACCATACTTATCAATCGTTACCCCAGAGAATGTTTTAGATTGGAATTTCCAAAGACAAGTTAATGGTAAGTATGAATTAAACTATTTAAAAGTTAGAGAAGAAGTAGATAAGAACGGGGGAACTTACATGAGAATTTGGTATCCAGATCGAATAGATACTATTTACATGGAAGAAAGATCAGAGCCTAGATTGATAGATACTGTACCAAACATGATTGGCAAAATACCAGCAGTTATTTTATACAATTCTAAATCTCACAAAAGAGGAATTGGTCAATCAGATTTAACTGATATTGCTGATCTACAAAAAGCTATTTACAATGAATACTCTGAAATGGAACAACTAATCAGATTAACTAACCACCCAAGCCTAGTTAAAACTCCAAGTGTAAATGCAAGTGCTGGTGCTGGTGCAGTTATAGAAATGCCTGATGAGTTAGAGCCAAACTTAAAACCATATTTACTTCAACCATCTGGCCAAAACTTACAAGCTATTATGGAGTCTATAAATAACAAAGTAGATTCAATAAATAGAATTGCACACACGGGTGCTGTTAGAACTCAAAAGACAGGAATAACATCTGGTGTTGCACTACAAACAGAATTTGAATTATTAAATGCTAGACTATCAGAGAAAGCTGATAACTTACAAATAGCAGAAGAACAACTATTTAGATTATATGCTATGTTCCAAGATGCTACATTTGATGGAGAAATAAATTATCCAGATTCATTTAACATTAGAGATTACGCAAGTGATCTAGTGTACTTCCAACAAGCTAAATCATTAAACATTGGTTCTCCAACTTTTGCTAAAGAAGTTGATAAAGAAATTGCTAGAGCAGTTGTTGATGATGATGCTAAACTAAATGATATTTTTGATGAGATAGACCAAGCATCAGAAGTAGGTCAGTTCACGCAAGACGAACCAGCACAAGAAGATCAAGAAGTAGAGCAAGAGCAGATATAAAAAAGGCGACCATATAGATCGCCTTTAGTTATATTTATACTTAACTTACTGCGTAAACAGTTTTAAGATGTTTCAATGGTTTATTAGTATCTCTATCTTTTACAACCATATCTAATCTTGAATACCAACCCTCAGAGTCAGTATAATCAAAAATGTTTACAGGGTGTACATGTTTCTTTTTAAATTTAAAAAGATGTTTCCAATCTTGTTTACACATCTTTGCAACTTCAACAGCCACCTCTCCAATATCATCTCCTATTAACCATGTACAACCCCCCATGCCAACATAGATTATTGCTAAGTATTGTTTTTTTGTTTTTTTATTATTTTTCATTTACTCTCCTTTTTTTATTTATTTACACAGTATAGCATATTCACTTTTCTATTTTTTTAAGTTATAAACATTTTATTGAATAATAGACGATTGATGGTTTAGGGTGTTTCATAATTGATGCGACACTAAAACACTTTTTGCGTTTTTAAAGAATTTTTGATAAGAGCAATTAAATGGCAGATATAATCCAAAAAACAACTTTATACCGAATCAAGCAAATAGAACTTGCAGAAGCTGAATATTACAAATCACTAATTAAAACATTAGACAGAATAGAAAGAGAAGTAGTTGCTACTGCCTCAAGATTACCTTTAACAGATGGTAAGTTAATTGAACTACAATCAGCTATAGCAATGAGGCCAAAGATAAAAGCTATCTTAGAAAAAGAATATCTTAAATGGTCAGATACAGTTGTTAGAGAGGGTTTTAATAAACAAGCTAAACGAATAGAAAAAGCATTTAAAAGAATTGGTAACATTCCTGTAGAATTTCAAGAACTTACAAAAGGCGATCTAGCATTAGTACAAAATCTAAAGCAACAATATTTTACACAATTCAAAGATGTATCAAATACATTCACAAGGCGATTATCAGAAAAGGTTTATCAAAATACATTAGTTGGTAGCGAGTTTGCAGTATTAGAAAAAGAACTTAGACAAACAATAAATGGTATTTATGCTAGTTCAGATGACCCTGAGATACAAAGATTAATTAATTATATAAATGAAAATAAGTTTGATGAGTCTAAACAAGCACTAGTTGATAAGTCTATACAAACTCTACAATCTAAGTTTGCAAGAGATAGGGCTGGAGAAAACATGAAAAGATATGCTGGTCAAATACTAAATGATTCTTTGAGAGATTTTGATGCAACCCTAAACTTTAATAAGTCAAAAGACGCTGGTTTAACTTTTGTTAAATATTATGGAGATGTAATTCCTACCACTAGAGATCATTGCAGAAATATAATTAATGGGGTATATGATAAGAGGAAAAGTGGACTTTTCACAATTGATGAAGTCAATTCACTTTGGACAAGTAGAAGTTGGAAAGGTAAAAAATCTGGAAATCCTTTAGTTGTTCGTGGTGGTTATAATTGTCGGCATCAATGGTCTTATGTCAATCCAGATTGGTATGACAGTAAAGGCGAACTAATAATATAACTATAGGAGAAACAATGTCCGAAGAACAAACAAATGTTGCACCAGAAGTACAAGCAACTGAAACACCAAAAGAAGAAGTAAAAGTAGAAGAAACAAAACAAAATACTTTCACTCAAGAACAATTAGACAACATAATCAAAACAAGACTTGAAGCAGAAAAAAATAAGTTTGAGAAAAAACTTCAAGAAGAAGAAAAGCAAAAAGCTGAAATCTTAAAACAAAAACAATTAGAAGAAGCTAAGACTAAACAAGACTTGGAAAAGATAATGCAAGAAAGATTATCTGAAAAAGAACAAGAATTGTTAAAGATGAAAAACCAAATTAAAAAAGAAAAGGTAGATAATTCAATACTATCTGTTGCTAATAGAGAAAAGTCTATCAACGCACAACAAGTCGTATCTTTACTAAAAGATGAAGTTAAGTACACAGATGATGGAAGAATAGAAGTAGTTGATAATAATTCTAATGTACGATATAACGCAAAAGGAGAACTACTTACAATTGAAGATCGAGTAAAAGAGTTCTTAGATAGCAACCCACATTTCCGTCAAGGGTCGTTGTCTGGTTCAGGAAGCCAGAGTGCTATTGGTGGTCAAACTGTTAAACCTTTTAACCTACAGGACTTAGACTTAACAAAGCCAGAAGATCGTAAAGCTTATGCAGAATATAGGAAGAAACGAGATTCAGGTGCTGTTGAGATTAAATTAAACAATTAAACTTAATAGGTAATTAAAATGGCAAACGAAAGTACAAGTTCTACTCTATCGGAACTATACACAGAGATAGTTGCAGAAGCACAATTCGTAGCTTCTGAAAAATCCATCATGAGAAACTTAGTTAAAAACTATGCGATCACTGGTGGTGGAAAAGCAGTTGAAGTTCCTGTTTATGCACAAGTAAGTGCGGCGGCAGTATCAGAAGCAACTGACTTATCTAACACAGCAATCAACCCTAGTTCAGTAACTATTACTGCATCTGAGGTTGGTGTTATGACTACTCTAACTGACTTAGCAAGAAACTCAGCACCAAGAAATGTTGCTGGAGATATTGGTAAATTGTTTGGAGAAGCACTTGCTAGAAAACAAGACGCAGATTTAACTGCATTGTTTGATGGCTTTTCAAGTGCAGTAGGAGATGGAACAGGTGCAATTGCATCAGCATCTATCTTTAACGCACTTTCAACTTTAAGAGAAAATGCTCTTAACATTGACGAGTGTGCAGTTGTTCTACACCCTAAAATTGCTTTTGATTTAAAAGCTGGTTTGACTAATACTTTTGCAAACGCAAATGCAAATGATTTATCAAACGAAGCATTAAGATCAGGCTTTGTAGGTAGATTAGCTGGTATGCCTGTTTTTGAAACTTCAAACATTGCTAATACTGGTAATGCTGGAGATTACAAAGGTGGTGCGTTCCACAGAGATGCACTTGCAATCGCTATGATGCAAGATGTTAAAATCGAAACTCAAAGAGATGCTTCTCTTAGAGCAGACGAAATTGTTGCTACATCAGTATATGGTGTTGGAGAAATCCATGATTCATATGGTGTTGAGTTACACTTCGATTCATCAATCCAATAATAATTGGATACTTTGTGAGGGTGGGAAACTGCCCTCGCAACTAACATAGGAGAATAAAATGGTTAAATTAGTATTATCAAATGAAAAGATGGTTACTTTAAAAAGAGGTAACAAAACAATCACTAGAACTGAATTAGATTACGAAACTAATAAAGGTATGTATGATTTTAGAGGTTTTAAACTAGATCAAGATGTTGTAAAAGAAATTAAAGAGGTTGTTACAGAAAATGTAGTGCCTTTAAAAAAGAAAAGAAAAACAAGGAAGAAAAAAGATGAACAAGTGGATTTGGAAACAAACTAGAAGATGGTCAAAATGGGTTTGGAGAAAAAGCATCAATAACCCAATGTATTCTGTTCCTATAGTTTTAATAATTGCTTTTTTAATTTGGAAATAAATTATGGCTAATTATACGGGTGCAGATGTTATTACCACATCAGATGTTTTAAAATATCAACCAGATGCGTTTGAATTTGGTATATCTACAACAGCTACAGAAACAACTAATTTTTTAGCACAAACTACTAACGATATTTTTAGAGCATTAAGAGTAGAGTGGTGGCCTGTATATAAAACAAATATATTTACAGACATTACAGTTTTAAATACTGCTGAGATGGTTAATACAAAAGTTAATTTAGATCAGTTTGAACGGGCTGGTGTTTATCTATTTCTTGGAAGATTCTATTTACCAGCATTAACAAAGTTTAGACCAGAAACAGAAAAAGACAGATTTGAAAGAATGGCAGAATATTATATGAGCCAATACAATATCGAATGGAGAATGATATTAGAAGATGGTGTAGAGTATGATGTAGATTCTGATGGAACTATTGTATCTAACGAGAGAGAACCTTTACATGGATTTAGAAGATTGACTAGATAATGGCTTTAGATTTAAAGATTAAAACTAATGTTAAATTTGTTCAAAAAAGATATGCAAGAATACAAAGAAAATTTAAAAGCATAATAGAAAAAGGTATTTTACAAGCTGGGTTTCAATTACTAGATATTATTAGAATTAAGACACAAAAAGGAATTGATTTTAGAGATATACCTTTTGTTCCATATTCTTCTGGTTATTTAAAAAAATTACAAAGAGAGGGTAGATCAACAAAAGTAGATTTATTTTATTCTGGTCGTATGTTAGGTGCATTAACTCCATCTGGAAAAACTATTAAAAAAACAGGAGTAAATAAAATTAGTGTTAATTTTAGTAATTCACAGATGAGGCAGAGAGCAGTATTTAACCAAGTATTAGGAAAAAATAAGAGGGAATTTTTTGGATTTAATGATAGAACAGCAAATATAATAAGAAAACAATTTAATAGATTTGTTGCAAAAGAATTTAGGAAAGCAAGAATATGAGTGTAAGAGAAAACATAGCGAGTAATTTATTGTCAGTTATATCTGCTATATCTAGCCCAGATATTAGAAAAGCTACAAGACAACCTTTTTTATTAGATGAGTTATCAGAGCAACAATATCCAGCAGTAATAGTTCAAACATCAGAAGAAAATAGAGATGACTCTGAGTTAGGAAGTGGTGCTAAAACTAGGCATGGCACTATAGACTTTGTAATACTTGGATTTGTAAAAGGTGCAGAGGCCAATATAGATACAAAAAGAAATGAATTAATCACAGCTATTGAAACTGCATTAGAAACTGATATTACTCGAAATGGTAATGCACTTGATTCAGAAGTTATACAAGTAGAAACTGATGAGGGTTCTTTATTTCCTGTTGGTGGAATAAGAATGACAATTAGGTGTATGTACGAATATCAAGCTGGAACACCATAGGATAAAATATGAAAAACGAAAAACTATTAGATAAAATTTCTAAAAAAATTGATCAGATCGAAAAGTTACACGATAAAGAGTCTATGCTTTGTGAGGAAGTAAAAGACTTAGTAGAAGAAATTAGAGAAAACTCTTTAGAAGACGAAGATGGTTCTTGGGAAGAAGAAGATGTATCAGATGACTTTGAAGAAGATTTTGAGGAAGATGAAGAAGATATTGACGAAGAAGATGATAAACTGTAAAAGGACTTATGGCTAAGGATATTAAATTATATAAAGGTAATTCAGAGATTGTTATTAATGAATCTAATCTTGAACATTTTTTAACTTTAGGCTATAAGCAAGAAAAAGAAACTAAACAAACTAAATCAAACAAGGATAAAAAATGGCAACACATCACGGAAAAGAGGGCGTAGTTACTGCTGGTGGAACTGCTGTTGGGGAACTAACATCATTCACACTTGAAACTACAGGAGATGTTGTAGAAGATACAGCTTTAACAGATGCTACTAAATCATTTGTTGCTGGTCGAACTTCATTCTCTGGAACATTAGAAATGCACTTTGACGAAACAGATAGCCCACAAACAACTTTAATTGCTGGTGCTTCAATCTCATTTATATTACTCCCAGAGGGTAATGCAAGTGGCGACAGAAGTTTTACTGGTACAGGAATTGTTACAGGAATGTCAGTTAATAACTCAATGGACGCAATTGTTTCAAGAACTGTTACTTTTCAAGGAACTGGTGCATTAACTATAGGAACTGTATAATCCTAATTTATGTCAGTTATTGATAGAGTTAAATCTCATTTTGAAACTCTTAAAACTATCACTATTGAAGTTAACGAGTGGAAAGACGAGCATGGTAATCCGAGTATATTTTATTCAGAGCCATTAACCCTTGAAGAAAAAAACATTATCTTTAAGAAGTCTAACAACTTTCAAGATTTAACTATTCTTGTTGATTTGCTTATAATGAAACTCCAAGTCAAAAATGACAAAGGAGAAATGATTAAAGCATTTAGCCCAGAAGATAAATTTGCATTAAGGAAAAAAGCAGATTCAAATGTTATATCTATTATTGCCAATCAAATACTTTTAGATACTAATTACGAAGACGCAGAAAAAAAGTAGATAGCGACCCAGATGTTAGGTCGCTATTAGTTATTGCAGAACGATTACATCTTACAATCCAACAAGTTCTTGATATGCCTGTTAGCCATTATAATCTTTGGTTAGCTTACTTGAAAAAAGAGCAAGAACAGTATAAAACAAATCAATCACTAGCAGAAGCAAAGAAGTTTAAATAATGACACAGAAACTAAATATAGACATAGTAGCACGAGATAAATCTAAACAGGCTTTAAATGGTGTTCAAAAATCTTTAGGAAGATTAAAAGATTCTGTATTCAATCTTAGAAATGCTTTTTTAGGTTTAGGTGCTGGGCTTGTTGTTAGAAATTTAGTTAATACAGGAAAACAATTAGAGAATTTAAGAACTAGATTAAAGTTCTTACTTAAAGACACAAACGAGGGTGCAAAGGCATTTGAGAACATGACTAAGTTTGCATCTAAAGTACCTTTCTCACTTGAAGAAATACAATCTGGTGCTGGTATTCTTGCAACAGTAACAGATAATGCAGATGACTTACAAAAAATGTTAGAAATAACAGGTAATGTTGCGGCTGTAACAGGATTAGATTTTAGAACTGCTGGAGAACAAATACAAAGATCATTTAGTGCTGGTATAGGTGCGGCAGACTTATTTAGAGAAAAAGGTGTTAGAAATATGCTTGGCTTTAAAGCTGGTGCAACTGTATCTATTGAAGAAACTGTGGAAGCGTTTGAGAGAGTGTTTGGTAAAGAGGGTAGGTTTGGAAAAGCTACAGATGAATTAGCAAATACTTTTGAGGGAACTTTATCAATGATTGGAGATAAAGTTTTTAATTTTAAGAAAGTATTATTAGAAGCTGGATTTTTTGAAGAACTTAAAAATCAATTTGGTGATTTAGATACATTTTTACAAAATAATGCAAAACAATTAGACCAAATTGCAACAGCTATAGGAAAGAATTTAGCAAACGCAATAGTTGGTGCTGTTAAATTAGGAAAAGATTTAGTTCCATTTTTAACAAAAGTTAAAGATCAACTAGTAGGTTTAAAAGAAACATTTGACACTTTACCAGCTGTTATGAAACAGGTTGGTATTATTGGTGCTTTAATGCTAGGTAAAAAAGGATTTTTAGGTTTAGCTTTAATTTTAAAATTAATAGAAAAAGCAGATGAGTTTGGAGAAAAATTTGGAGATAAAGGAATAAAAGTAAAAATTGAACCATTTGAACATGAGTTATCAGGGAATAGCCAAATATCTGAAAGAAATAAATTAATTCGTGATACTGCTATTGCAATAAAAAAAGCAACAGCAGAAGAAAAAAGATTAACAGAAGAATTTTTTAAAACACAACAACCTATTCATGATATAATACACGATTTATCTATTAAATTACCAAGTGCTTTTGAAAAAGCTAAAGAAGATGCTTTTGGTGGATTTAAAGAGGGTTTAAAATCACAGTTTGATACTAGTATTTTTGAAAGATTCCAAAAGGCTGGTCAAGATTCTTTAAAAGCGTTAAAAACTTCAATAAGTGATTTTGTAATGACAGGTAAAATTAGTTTTCAAACATTAAAAGAAGCTATTATAAGATCAATAGTTGAGGCATTAGTAGGTTCTGTTGTTACATCTGCAATTAAAAAGGCAACAGAAATATTTAAATTAGAAGCTATTAGAGAGGGATTAATTTCAGTATTTAAAGCTGGTTTAAAAGCCTTATCATCTGTTCCTTTTCCATTTAATATTGCTGTAGCTGGTGGAGTAATAGCGACAGGAATGAGCATGGTAAATAAAATTAAAGGATTTCAAAAAGGTGGTGCTGTCTCAAAAGGCCAACCAATCGTAGTTGGAGAGGGTGGTGCTGAATTATTTATTCCTAACCAAACAGGACAAATTACACAAAATGCTAGAGGCACAAGAAATAATGGTGCTACTACAGTTAATTTTAATATTAATACAGTAGATGCTTCTGGCTTTGAAGAATTACTTGTAAGATCAAGAGGAACTATATCAGCTTTAATTAATACAGCTGTAAATGAACAAGGTAGAGGTGCTGTAATTTAATGTCAGGTGCGTTTCCAATATCAAGTGCAAAATTCTCTACAATGGGAATTAAAAGTACACAAAACACTATAATTTCAGTAACTGATAGTGGTAAAAAATTATCAAGACAAATTGATGGTCAAAGATTTGGATTTACTGCACAAGTTATAACTGCAAAAAGAAATGATGTTTATGGAAAACTTATGGCTTTTATAATTAAACAAAGATCAGGCAAAGAAAACTTTACTATTATCCCACCAGAAGTTTCTAATGCTAGAGGCAACGAAACAGGAACGATACAAGTTAATGGTTCACATACTGCTGGAGATACTACTATAACTGTTAATGGTCATCACAATAATAATCCTAACGCATTTAAAAGTGGAGATTTTATTAAGTTTGCTAATCATACAAAAATTTATATGATTGTAGCAGATGTAGAACCCTCAAATAATGCATCAACTTTAACTATAGAACCACCTTTAGTATCAAGTTTAGCAGATGACGAAGTTGTAACTTATGATAATGTTCCTTTTACAGTTTATATGACAAATGATATTCAAGAGTTTGGAGTAGTAGGTGCAACAAAAGATGGAGATGCTTTATATCAATTTGAAATTGATGTAGAAGAAGCACTCTAATGAAAAAGTATAAAATAACCCATAAGATAACTGCTGATTTTATTGCTGAAATTATTGTTAATGAAGATGAAATAGATAGCAGTATTAACGATCTTAAAGAATACAAGAAACCTAATAGCAAATTTGATTTTACTATGTTAAAAGGTACAGAAAGTGTAACCCAAACTAATTACGAGGAATATGACGAGAAGCCTGACAACAGCAGTAAAGAACCAATTAGCAACAAATGATATTAATCCTGTTCATCTTATTAGTATTGGGTTTAATACTCCTGTTAATATAACTGATTGCTCTTTCCCTTTAACTTCTTCAATATCTGGCTCATCTACTACATATTCTGCAAGTGATTTTATATTAGATATTTCTAGCTTTAATGAACAAACTGATATTACAAAAGGTACATTAAATCTCACATTATCAGGTGCAAATACAACTTTCATATCAGTTGTTTTAAATGAAAATGTAATCAATGATAGTGTTACAATTTTTAGAGGAATATTAAATAGTTCTAATACTCTTATTGCAGACCCTTTATTATTATATAAAGGTAAAATAGATGGTTTTGATATTAATGAAAATCAAAAAGAAAGTTTATTAAATTTAAAAATAGTTTCTCATTGGGCAGATTTTGATAAAAAGTCAGGTCGTAAAACTAACAATACATCACAACAAAGATTTTTTAGTTCTGATGTAGGTTTTGACCATTCCTCAGAAATGGTACAAGATATTAGGTGGGGTAGAAAATAATGGAAGAACTAATTAATTTTTACAAATCATTTAACAGATATAAAAATAATACATACGAAGAATTACAACAACATATCGAGCAATCAATAAATCTAAATCAATATAAAATATTTAAAGATGAAACAATTTATGGTTTTGTTAATTGGGCTTATGTAGATCAAAAAACAGAAAATGATTTTTTAAAGACAGGAATTTTAGATAACTTTAATTGTGGAGATATTATGTTGCATATAGATTTTTTAGCAACAAAAAATGTAAGAAAAATTATGAGTTGGTTAAAAAATAATTCAGCAAACACATTAGGTTTAAATAAAGTGATACATTGGGCAAGACTAAGTAATAATAATAAAGTTAGAAAAATTATGAAGCAAACAACAAAGGATAGTTGGTTATGGGTAGAGTAGTTAGAACTATAAAAAAATTTGTTAAAAAAGTTGTTAAAACTGCTGTCAACGTAGTTCAAAAAGCTGTTTCATGGATTACACCATCTTTTCCCTCGTTTGATGCTGGTGGCTCTGGTAGTGTAGGTTCTTTTGGCTCATCAGCTATGGATAATTATGAACAAGGTATCATAATTAATAAACAATCTAATGATTCATCTATTCCTGTTGTTTATGGAGAAAGAATTATAGGTGGAACAAGGGTATTTTTAAAAACCTCAGGTAGTTCAAATAAATATTTATACATGGCTCTTGCTTTAGCAGAGGGAGAAATAAATTCTATTGAACAAATTTTCATTGAGGACGAACTTGTTACTTTTAACGGAAGTTTAACACATGGAACAACAAGAACTTCAAGTGGTGGTAAATATGGTTCTAATATTAAAGTTCAATGTTTTATGGGTAAAGATGATCAAGTTGCAAGTAGTCTTTTAACTCCTCTTTCTGGTTGGGGTTCTAATCATAGGTTAAGAGGTGTTTGTTATTTAGCTTTTAGATTTGAATGGAGCCAAGATAAATTTAGTAGTATTCCACAAGTTAAAGTAAAAATTAAAGGTAAAAAAATTGTTACATTAGATGCTAACTTAAATGAATCATCAGAAACTTTTTCTACAAATCCAGCATTTTGTATTTTAGACTATTTAAGAAACGAAAGATATGGAAAAGGTTTAGCAACAACAGATATTGATTTACAAAGTTTTTATGATGCTTCACAAGTTTGTGAGACACAAGTTACACCTTTTTCTGGTGGTAGTGATATTAATATATTTGATACTAATTTTGTTCTTGATACAGGTAGAAAAGTAATTGATAATTTAAGAGAACTTATAAAAGGTTGTAGAGGATATTTACCATATACTCAAGGTAAGTATAAATTAATTATAGAAACCACAGGCTCTGCTTCTATTACTTTAACAGAAGATAATATCATTGGTGGCTATGTTTTATCAAGCCCAGATAAAAATTCTAAATTTAATAGAGTTATTGCCTCATATATTAACCCAGATAGAAATTTCCAAGTTGATGAAGCACAGTTTCCACCTATTGATGACAGTAGTTTGCCAAGTGCAGATCAACACTCAACAATGAAAACGGCTGATGGTGGAGTGTTGTTAGAGGGAAGATTTGAGTTTCCAACATTGACATCAACTTATCAAGCAGAAGAAATGGCAGAAATTATTTTAAGAAGATCAAGGGAAGCATTGGTATTACAAATCACAGCAGACTTTAACGCATACGATTTAGCAATAGGAGATATAGTAGGAATAACACATATTTCACTTGGTTTTTCCGCTAAAAATTTTAGAGTCTTATCAATTACATTTAATGAAGATTATACAATTAGTTTAAATTTAGTAGAACATCAAAACTCACATTACACATGGACTTCTAAAGGACAAGTTTCATCTACACCTACAACAACATTACCAGACCCATTTACAACAATTGATTTATCTCAAGTTATTAATTTTTTATTTGTGGAAGATACTATTGTTGCTTATAATGATGGGGTTATTATTACTAAATTAATAATTAATGTTTTTCCTTTAGATCAACCTCAAGGATTTTCTGGAGATGGTGCAGAGTCAGAACCACCAGACGCATTTTTTGATTATTTTGAAGTAGAAATATCTGAGGACAATCAAACATTTACAGAAGTAGGTTCAGGCAAACAATCAAGATTTGAAGTTTTAAATGTTAAAGATGACGTTCAATATTTCGTTAGAGTTAGATATGTTAACACAGCTGGTGTTAGATCAGACTATATATCCACTACTCATACAGTAGTTGGTCAATCTGCACCACCTAGTAATGTTGAAAACTTTTCAATTAATGTAGTAGGCGATCAAGCAATACTAGGTTGGAACGCAGTAACAGATTTAGATTTAGCTTATTATGTTATTAAACATAATCCAAATACAACAGGTGCTACATGGATAAATTCTAAAAATATAATAGATAAAATTGGGAGACCAGCAACTTCTGTTACAGTTCCTTTTTCTAAAGGTACTTATTTAATCAAAGCAGAAGATAAAAGAGGAAACCAATCACTTATAGAAACTTTAATTGTTTCAAGTATAGAAACAACTAATTATACATTAGAAACTACTATTAACGAACACACATCATTTTCTGGCAGTAAAACAAATGTAGAAGTAATTTCAAAAAATTCAGTTAATCATTTAGGTTTAACTGCAACAGGAACATTGGGAGTAGCATCATCATCTGTTCCGAGTTCTGGTACTTATGAATTTTCAAATACAATTACATTACCAGCAGTATTTAAAGCTAAGTTTGAATCTAATGTCTCACAAATTGTAGAAGATGTTGCACAGTTTATTGACACAGGAAGACCAAATAGTACAACTTTAATAGATAGTGGAACACCAGACCCTTTTGATGGCAAAACAGTTCAGAATAGTAACACAATATTACAAATATCAACAAGTGATGATAATGTTACTTTTAGTGCTTTTCAAAACTTTACAACAGGAGAATTTTCTGGTCGTTATTTTAAATTTAAAGCATTGTTCACTTCTGCTGATCAAGATTCAAGAACTCTAGTAAATACACTTTCAGTTACAGCTAGTCTTAAAGAAAAATTAGAATCAGGTGCAGATGTTGTTAGTGGTACAGGTGGAAAAACTATTACATATTCTAGTGCATTTAGATTAAACCCAGCAATCATAATAAGTGGTCAAAACATGGCAACAGGAGATTTCTTTACAATTACAAATAAAAGCACAACAGCATTTACTATTGAATTTTTTAATTCCTCTGGTACAAGTATTAACAGAACTTTTGATTTCCAAGCGAAAGGAACAGGATAAAACATGGCACAAGTATCACAAATAGCGATAGATAACCAAACATTCGCAACTTTTAGAACAACATTAAACAGTAGTTTAAATGCAATTAATACAGGTCATTTAGGTGGCTCAAGACCAGCATCTGCTGTAGCTGGAACTATTTGGTTAGATAATTCTGCAACTAACACAATCGCTATGAAACTATTTGATGGAACAGATGATCTAACATTATTTTCAGTAAATACATCAACCAACGCAATAACACTTCCTAGTGGTGTTTCTATTACAGAAACTGACCCAAGTGCTATTCCATTTTCAATCGCTTTAGGATAAAAGGATAAAATATGGCTAATAATTTTAATGACGCACAAGCAAGTTTAACAAATGCAAACTTAACAGATATTTTTACAGCTAGTAATAAATCTTTAGTTATTGCTGGTACTATTTCAAACACAACAACCACTTCAATTTTAGTTAGTTTAAAAAAACATGATGCTTCTGCAAACGCTTCTAGATTTATATTTGAAAATGTACCTTTACCAACAGGCTCATCTATTGAACTTCCTAAAATAGTTTTACAAACTTCTGACAAAATTCAGGCACAATCAGATAATGCTTCTGGCCATGCTGATGTTCACTTACAACTTTTAACAGATGTATCGTAATGAGTTATATTGGAAGCAAACCAGCAGATGCAGTTTTAGAAACTGATGATATTACAGATGGTGTTATAACTACCTCTAAATTAGCTGACAATTCTGTAACAACTGCTAAAACTTCTTATCAAGACGCACCATTCAGAAACATCATCATCAATGGTGACATGAGCATAGCACAAAGAGGAACTTCTGTATCTAGTTTAACAAATTCTGGTTATAGAACTTGTGATAGATGGCGTATTACTTTAACAAGTTTTGGAACATGGACAGCAAGTCAAGACACAGACGTACCTACAGGTCAAGGTTTTGCAAAATCTTTAAAAATGGATTGTACTACTGCTAATGGAAGTTTATCTTCTAATAGTATCGGTATAATAGAACAAAGATTTGAAGGTCAAAATTTACAGTATTTAAAAAAAGGAACTTCATCTGCTGTAAGTACAACTGTTTCTTTTTGGGTAAAATCAACAAAAACAGGAACATTTATTTGTGAATTAGATGATAATGATAACACTAGGAATATAAATAAATCATATACAATTTCATCTTCTGATACTTGGGAAAAGAAAACTATTACTTTTGATGGAGATACTACAGGTGCATTAGGTAATGATAATGGTTATAGTTTTAGACTTTTATGGTGGCTTGGTGCAGGAACAGATTTATCAAGTGGAACTTTACAAACATCATGGGGTTCAACTGTGAATGCCAATAGAGCAGTAGGTCAAGCCAATATTGCAGATAGCACATCAAATAATTTTTATATAACTGGGGTACAATGGGAAGCTGGAACAACTGCATCTGATTTTGAGTTCTTGCCTGTTGATGTGAATTTACAGAGATGTCAAAGGTATTATTATTTAGTAGCATCAGGAAGTGGTATAGCAATAAGTCTTGGTACAATGTACGGTGCTTCAGAACTTTTTGGAATACTATATCTTCCTACAAAAATGAGAGCAGTACCAACAATTTCTCAGGTTACTGGGTCAAATTATTATAAGTTTTATAGAAGTGGTTCTACCGATGAATTTAATTCATTAGCTATAAATTTTACTGCAAATTCACAAATTGTAAATATTCATAATGGATTGCAAGTATCAGGAACAAGTGGAGATGCTGGAATGATAACAACTAATAACTCAACAAGTTTTGTTGCTGTTACATCGGAATTATAATTATGATTGAAACAATAAAAAAGAATTATTTTAGCGGAAAGTTTGTAAGTTACCAAGTAACTTATGTAAATTCTAATATAGAATTATCAGTACCACTAGACGAAGCAAACACAGATTATCAAGAAATTCAGGAATGGATAGCAGATGGTGGAACAGTAATAGATAATGGGGGTGGAGAATAATGGCTTATCTTGGCAGAGGATTAGATAAAATATCAAACATAGAGGTACTAGATAATATTACCTTTGATGGTTCTAGTTCTTATTCTATTACAAAAGGTTCAGTAGCATTTACACCAAACTCTGCTCAATCATGTTTGATTAGTATTGATGGTGTGGTTCAAGCTACTAACTTTACAGTTTCTAGTTCTACAATAGACTTTGGAGTTGCAGTACCAAGCACATCTACTTGCAATTTCTTTTTACATTATGGAACAGGAGTTATGACAGTACCTAGTGATGGCTCTGTGACTACTGCTAAACTTGGAGATAGTTCTGTTACTACTGCTAAATTAGATAGTGGAGTTGCTTTAGGTAAAGTTTTGCAAGTTGTAACAGCTACTGATACTTCTACAAGAACTACAAATTCAACATCATTTGTAACTGCTTCAAATACAATGTCTGTAAGTATTACTCCATCTTCTACATCTAATAAAATATTTATAACTGCAAGTGGAAATCTTTATAACGATACATCTTTTAAATATGCAATCGCTACAATTTTTAGAAATTCAACTGATTTAGGAGCATCAAGTAATAAAGGTTTGACAAATTTATATACTGGAAATTCAGACAATGGAGTTAATTTAAGTATGACTATATTAGACAATCCACAAACAACATCAGCAATTACATATCAAGTATATTTTAGAGCAACTGGTGGTAATGCAATGTTAAACGAAAATGATACAAAAGGTTGCATAACAGCATTTGAGATAGGATCATAATGAAAAATAAAATTATAAAAGCAATTCAAAAAATTAATCCAACAGCAGAAGTATCTGTAAGTAATGAAGATATAAATTCTATTGTTTGGGAAAATGGCACAACTCCAATATCTAAAGCAGATATAGAAGCACAAATACCAGTTGTTGAACAAGAATTAAAAGACGCTGAAGCAAACAAAGAAACTAAGAAAGCATCTGGCAAACAAAAACTAAAAGACTTGGGATTAGATGATGACGAAATCCAAGCTTTGATTGGAGTATGATAATGGATAAAAGTAATCAAAGAAATTCTGTTGTTTGTGAAACAAACAATAGCATTAATAGGAGTATAACAATATGGCATTAATTAAAGCAACAGGAGTTAAACTTACACCAGCTTTTGAAGCTCATTTATCAGCAAATCAAACTCCTTCAAATGCTACTTATACTAAAATAGAATTTGACACAGAAGTTTTTGATACTGATAATGCTTATGATAATTCTACTAATTACAGATTTACACCACAAGTTGCTGGTAAATATTTTGTAACAGCTCATCTTCAAACAGAAGTTGCAGATGATTCATTAATTGATGGTATAATAAGAATTTATAAAAATGGTTCTGCATATAGAAGAGCTAGAGATAATCCTAGAAATGGTGGTGGTGAAAGACAAGTAATATTACACACAACAGCTATAATAGATATGAATGGAAGTTCAGATTATTTAGAAGTTTTAGGTTATGTTAATGTAACTGCAGCAACTGGTATTTTTACATCAGAAGAAAAAGGCACATATTTTAGTGCATACAGGATAGGAGATTAATTATGGCTAGTTTATTAAATAAAATAAAATTATATGTAGGTTCAGAAGTAGATTTCACAACTGATGTAATTTTACAAGACGACATGGTAGATGGAGTATCTAATCCATACATCAGAGAATGGAACTTAGATATTGCTAAACCTACTCAAGAACAATTAGATGCTTTAGAAACTGAAGCACAAGCAGAAGAAGAATTACAAGAATTTAAAAATGCAAGAGCAACTGCTTATCCATCAATACAAGAACAGTTAGATATGCAATACTGGGATAAGGTTAATGGTACTACTAACTGGGAAGATGCTATTGCTAAAGTTAAATCGGATATACCTAAAGCATAAGGAGTTTAAATGCAGTTATCAAAACATTTTACATTAGAAGAATTTGAAAAAAGCCAAACTGCTACAAGAAAAGGTATTAAGAATAAAGCTGGTGCTGGAGAGATTAAAAACTTAGGCGATCTATGTTATGAAGTATTAGAGCCTGTAAGAATTAAATTTGATAAGCCTGTTACTATTACATCTGGTTATAGATCAGAAGAATTATGCGAAGCAATAGGCAGTAAAAAAACATCACAACACACCACAGGAAACGCAACAGATTTTGAAATAGCTGGAGTATCTAATCTTCAAGTAGCTTTATGGATAGAAAACAACTGCGACTTTGACCAACTGATCTTGGAGTATTATACAGGCGAACCTAATAGTGGGTGGATTCATGTATCATACAAAGATGGCTCAAATAGAAAACAAGTTTTGACATATGATGGGTCGTCTTATACTAATGGATTACCAGATGCGAAATGGTCTGGTGGAAAACTACAAAACTAGGAGAAGTTATGCTTACTAAAAAACAAAAGAAACTACCACCAGCTTTACAAAAAGCTATTATGAATAAAAAGAAAAAGAAAAAGAAAGCGAGGAAATAATGCCATACGGAACAGGGTCTTATGGGTCATCAAGAGGACGACCAATGAAAAAAAAGAAAAAGAAAAAAAAGAAGAAGAAATAAATGGTAAAAGTAGCATCAATCACAGGAATCATAAAAGGTCTTAAACCTAGACAACAAAAGACTATGAAAGCACACGCAAGACATCATAGTCTAAAGCATATGCGATCTATGGCTAGAGCCATGAAAAAAGGTGCTACTTTTTCTTCTGCACATACTAAAGCTATGAGGAGTGTTGGAAAATGAAAAGACGAAAAGTACCTAAAGATAAAAAATCTAAAATACCTAAAAAATATTTATCAGGTCTTAAAGGTGGTAAAAGATCAGCTAGAGTTGAATTACTTAAATACATGTCAAAAGCATATAAATCTGGTGCTAGAATACCAAGATCAATGTTTAAAGCGAGAGTAAAATAATGGCTGTTAGAAGAAAACCTTTATCTGCTAGAGTTATTTCTACACTTAGAGCAAAAGCTAAGAACAGAAAAAATATTACATTAGGTACTTTAAAAAAAGTATATCGTAGAGGTCAAGGTGCATGGTTATCTTCTGGTTCAAGACCTAAAATACCAATGTCGGGATGGGCTATGGCCAGAGTAAATTCTTATCTTCGTGGCTCAAGAAAACACGATACAGATTTAAGAAAGAAAAAGAAATGACTAAGAAGCCTAGAACTACAGGAGAACATATTGTAGCTTTATATGGCCATATTACAGGATTGAAAAAATCAATAGACAATTTAAAATCAAATCACATTAAACATCTGCATGAAGATGTAGAAAAAATAAATACTAAATTTGATAAATTACTTTTTTGGATTGTTGGTGGAGTTGGTACAGTTGCTTTAGTGTTCTTGACCCAGATACTTTACATTCTGACTAAATAGTTATACAAGTAAAACTTGTATGATTTATAAAAGTGTTCTTATTATTTCTGATACTCACATACCATATCATGTTAACGAACTATTACCTTATTTAAAATTATTAAAAAAAAAATATAATCCTGACAAAATAATTCACATTGGAGATGAAGTAGATAAACACGCTATGTCATTTCACGATAGCGACCCTGATCTTCCTAGTGCTGGAGATGAATTAAAAATGTCTTTACCAATAATAAAAGAACTAGAGAAATTATTTCCTAAGATGGATTTGTTGGACTCTAATCATGGTAGCTTAGTTTTTAGACGAGCATTTAAACATGGAATTCCAAAAGCATATATAAAAAAATATAATGATTTTTTAGAAGTAAATAAAGATTGGAAATGGCATGATGATCTAACAATAGATACACCACTTGGAAAAGTTTATTTTTGTCATGGCAAAACAGCAGATGTTTTAAAATTAGCACAAAGTATGGGCATGAGTTGTGTACAAGGTCATTATCATTCTTTAATGGGTGTAAGATATTATGGAAACAGTTTAGGGTTATATTTTGGCTTACAAGTTGGTTGCATGATAGACTCCAAAAGTTTAGCCTTTAGATATAATAAATTACAAAAAGCTAGACCAATTATAGGTTGTTCTGTAATACATAATGGCCTACCAATAATAGAACCTTTTATAAAAGACAAATCTGGCAAATGGATAGGTAAATTACTCTAAATGATACTCAAGAAGCCACACAGAGCCACAGAGAGGGCTACTGACAAGCAAATAGGTGGAGATCATTATAAACTACCTATAAGCCCTTTAAAATTTATCTTAGCCAATAATTTAAACTTTGTTGATGGAAATATAGTGAAATATGCTGTGAGGAACAAACAAGGCGAAAGTTTAGAGCAAAAGTACAATAAGATAATTCATTATGCAGAACTTGGTAAAGAATTATTGAAAAATAAAAAATAAGGAATATTAGGAGTTAATGAACTTCACTTATTTTATTTATTCTATTCTTGTGGTATATTGGACAACATTAATTTTTTTAACAAGTAATACTTATTTATGATTTTTAGCTTATTAAATAATCCTTTAACAAAATTAGCAGTTAGTAAAGTTACTGATCATCTAAAACACAAAGCAGAAAAAGTAAAAACTATTAGAGAAGCTGAGATACAGGCTTGTAAAGAAGTTGATGTTCAAAGAATTAAATCACAAGATAAATCTTGGAAAGATGAAATATTAATGCTTTGGCTTGTTGGAATGTTAAGTACAGGCTGGTTCGATAGCACTAGAGATAACTTTGAAGAATGGGTAAGAATTATAAATGACTTACCAGATAGTGTTTGGTATTTAGTAATTATTGTATTTACTGCAACATTCTCAACCAAGATGACAGATAAGGTTTTAAACAGAAACAAAAAGTAGTATCATGTCCAAATGGACAAATTAAAAATTGATGCTGTTATATGTAGTTTAGAAATTCAAGTTGAAATGCATAATTCTGATTCAGGTAATTATGTTAATTTTCGTTTTATTGATACATTCCCTCACTTTACTAAAGTAAATGAAATGATTTCAGAACTTGAAAAACGAAGTGATGTTGATTTAATTAATTACGAATACACTTACACAAAGGTAAATTCCAAAACCAATTTAAAATATTTTGATGTAACTATAAACTAGGGTGGTAAAGAGAGAGATCAAATCCACCCTAGCTATTTTGGGGCAATCCAAAGCGATAGCCGTTTATTTAACTATCTTCATTCTTCCCAAAATTCTTTTAACAAGCCACCAACTCTCGCTGATGGCTCTATCTACTAAACCCATATATAGGGAGCAAATCTTTATATCGTTAGTAGAATTCATTTAAACTTTATTACTCAAAGCTAAATCTCTTTTTAACTCTGATTGTTTTAAACTAACATACTTATCTAAATTATTATAATGGTATCTAGCTTTAATTAATTCTTCCTCTGCGTTAGCATATTGTTCTACAACTTCTTTATACTCTGCATCTGTTCTGGCCTTATGTTCAGCCTCTATAACAGTTTTAGTATCTAGTTTGTATTTAAGAAATAATTTAGAATAAGTTGCTTTACGACCCTCATCTAATACAATTACTTTCTTATGCCAATCAGCCCATCTTTCTGATGCTCTTTCTAGTTCTTCATAAGATTTAAAACTTAGACTCATATCAATATCACTCCTAATACAAAGCCTATTAAAAAGGAAATCCATAATGGTCTATTATCTTGTTCCATTTGTTTCCAATCTGATTTTGTTCGTCCAAAAATTAACATAATTATCTCCTTTAGGGATACAAAAGCATTTCTTGTGCTTCTTGTTCTAACTGTTTTATTTGTTGTTTCAAGCTATGATTTTCTTTTTCTAAAGAATCTATAGTTTTGTTTAATCCTTTATTTTCTAAATACATAGCTTGTAATTCTTCTCTCTTAAAAGCGAGATCACGTTTTAATTTTTCAATCTCGCTAATAAGTTCTTTTGTCATAATTAAAATGGAATCTCGTCGTCCATATCACTCATTTTCTCAACAGGCATAGCATGATCTGGTGCAGAGGGTTGAGCCTGTGTCATTGGTTGCTCAGTATATCTAGGCATAGTTTGTGCAATAGGTTTAAATCCATCTACATTAGGTTGTTGTGGTCTAGGTTTAACCATATAGATTGATATTACTTGCTCTGTCTGAGAATATTTATTCTCTTTAGCATCTTGTATTTTAGAACCCCATTTTAAAACATATCCGTCTTTTGCATATGCTTGAACCTCAGGAGTATTATACCAATCCATAACTTGACTTAATCCATATAGTTTTTTTGTTAAACTACACATGAATTTAGATTTAGTTGATGAAGCACTATATTCATAGCTTGGTGCTTTTTTACCAGATTCGTAAAGTTTGAGGCTAAGGCCACAAAACCCTTTAGAGTAATTGGATTTATTATTTTGATACATTTTTTTTTCCTTTTTTTAGTTTATTAAACACTCTTACACTTTCATTAAATAATAACTCGGATTTATGACAACTTAATAATCCTAAAAATGCTTTTAAGTGTTCCTTTTTATATAAGATATGTCTAGCCTCAAACTCGCCACTATCTTTAGGCAATCGAACTATATACATCTTATTGATCTTCTTTCCTGTTTGTTCTTCATAGGCCAACTTATATCCATGTAGTTGATGAACCATATTTAAAAACAAACCTTTAGAAGTTTTTATATCTATGAGCCATAGATTATTCTGTGAATCCTTAGCTATTAAATCTAAAGTGCCACAAAATCCTCTCTCAGAGTATAAAACCTTTTCAGACTCAATAACTTTTAGCTTATGTTTTGTCCAAAACCTTTTAAACTTTTCAAAGCAACCTAATATTACAGGGTCGCTTGGGTCAGTAAATTTTTCGCCTTTAAGCCACATCTCGCAAAACTTATGAACCATTGAGCCTATATTTAAAATATTATCTCCTGACTTTTTTGCATTAGATTTAGCATTAGTTACTATCTTCTGTATTTGGTCGATTGGAATACCCTCTCTTTCCATTTCAGTTTTGATAGCATTTACTTGTTGGCTAATCTTCCAATTCTCTAACATTGGACTCGCTAATTTTCCAAGTAGTGTACTCATTCCAACTACATATTCGTTGTTATGAATATAGACGTGCTTTTCTTCATTGAACTCAATCGTATGACCATGTTCTGTTTTATGAATTGCCATTATTCTCTCCTTTATATTCTTTTTTGTTTTTAGCATTTGAAACACACACCCTATTATATTCTTCTATAAAGTGTTCTGTTTTAAATTTATTTTTACTTATTATTCTATTCATGGCGTTGATTCTTTTATCTTGCCATGTTGTAGTCTTGCCTAAACGGATATACATTCTCTCTCCTCTTGGTTAATAATGTAAGTTCTTTATTATGGATTGGTTTAATAAAATAGTCAAATGATACATTAAAGTATTCTGACAAAGCTAATAGATTTATTGGATTACAAAGATTCTGGCCTTTTTCGTATTTTTGAATTTGTTGGAATGTAACTCTAATTGCTTTAGCAACTCTAGTTTGGGTCATCTTATTAACCAATCTTATCTTTCTTAATTGTAACCCTATAATCTGGGTAACAATTTTATCATTATGTTCTCTACTAATATTCCATTCTTCTAATAGATTATTAATTGAGATATTTATTTCTTCTACTGTATTGTTTTTGTTCATGTTTTCTCCTATATGTAATTATATTTTTTGTTAATTTTTTCTAACCATTCTTTTAAACATCTTGTTCTAAGTTGATCTTTTAAACTTTTATCATCAGCTTCTGTTCTATGTTCTTCACTTAATCCTGTACCCATATTATCCCAGTATTCAGTATGTAAATATCCATATTCATCTTGAGTATGTTTATGATTAATTTTTTCTTTTAAGTATAAGTATTGATATTTTTTAGTTAAGCACACTATGACCTCTCTTTGTTAAACATTTCCTAACTATAGACCTATATTTTGTGTCCATAGTTGGGCTTAAAGACCAATACAAAATATTACTTACAAAGTTTGTATTATCTTTAGCAAGTGTTTTACAATGTAATTGATCGTCAGTTATTAGATTTGCTCTATCACTATCGAATGTACCTGATCTTCCAGCAGTATCTATAATAGGTTTATAGCTACAGGCTTGTAATAGGGTCATAGATAGCATGAGTAAAAGTATTGTTTTCATATCTTATTTTTTTTCCTCTCTATAAAATTGGCTGATGATACTTTAGAAAATGTAATCTAAAAGCCAAATTCTTCTGTTGTTCTTTGTTCTTTAACAACTTTTGTAACAAATCTTTCTCCATTTGTTTTTTCTTGTCTAGCTGTTCTTGAACCTTGAACATTTGTTTTGGGTTCATTGTTTTTCTCCAAATGACTTACTTGCTTTTGCAAATAAGTATCTACAGGATTAATTAAATTAAGTTCGTCCTGTAAATCTTGTAATCCACCAAGAGTCATATCTCGGTGGAAAATCTGTTTAAACTTTTTAGCAATCTCTTTACTA